GCTTCTCTTAATAGAGGCATCAATGGTGTTTATACACCATTGGAAAACCCTTGTAAACTCGACCCAAAGGTCTCACGTTGCACGTGGAATCGTCCGATTCGGAAGTTTACTGCGGACTCTTAGATTTATATCGAGAGCGGGAAAACTAAGCCATTTGTGGATAATCACAAAGGTAACATCGCCATACGTATTGATCTACAATACGTTTCGGTGTAAATCCGCATCTCACACAGGAATTACCATCCATGTGAGGCAATTCATCAACAACAGTTGATGAAGAATCAGCAGTGAGTCAATCACTGCTTTCCACCAGGAAATCTTCTGGTGGCATCAGCGGGGCAGGCTTGGAAATAGCCAACCAATAATTGGCCAGCATAACACGTTTAGCGTCTCGTTTATTAGAATCGAGACACCAAACAATAGCCTTACCATCCAGCTGGGATGGGGTCTTACCCTCGAGATTTATATCTCGGCATCGATAAGTATTCTTCTGAAACCCCAGTCGACCAACGACTGGTGGATCAGGAATAACATCTCCAGTTACCCCATCAACAATCCCAAAAGTGCCGGTAGACACGGCGACGAAACCTATGAGTAGTCGGTAAATCTTCGACTCCTCAGTAATTTCGGGAATACCGTCCATGATGGTCTTCAACGGTATAGCATCGTTGGTATCAACGGTCTTCGCAGCCCATTCACTCGCTTTACGAGTCACCCAAACTTGATTTCCAGGTAGTTTGAGTGAAGCAGTTGTTTTGGGGCGGGATACAGGTACAACAGGTACCGGACGAACCATCGCAGTTTGATTGCGGTAATTCGCAGCCCGACGTGCGTTGCGTCGTTGGCGGTTGGAAGGTTGATTAACCTTCCCATGTCTCGGACAATTATTGGCCAAGGCATCAAGTTCGTCAAAGCAAACTTGGCAATTTCGGTTGTTAAAGCTCCTAGAAGTAGACATGGCGTTGGATGGTAGGTCTGGACTCTTGTTCAAAGTATTCATACATCCCAGGTAAGTTCAAGCAGCAACTTATCTATATTTCAAGAATTCATTACTGTAAATTACTCAAACGTCTCTGAGGGACTAGCCCCTTTTGCAAGAACCCCCCATGTCTAAATGTTAACAACCTCACGCACCGAGCAAGTTCCTACTTGCTCGGTCAACATGAACGGAATTACCTGTTCCACTACCGGTAGAATCGATCGGTACCATTTTAGGTCCTAAGATTGATACATTACCGTCTGATCCCGGTTCAGACTCCTCTAAAGTCTTGACTGTGAAGTCAATCCCGGTGGTTTGTGAATCTAGTAACCCAATAGAGTTACTACATAACACTGGTGATTCTTTGTGTTTGGCGGCCATATCGATTGAGGCACGACTTCTCAATAAACTTCGCATTTCCCTATCTGTATGGATCATGGTTCTGGTAAATGTTTCCAAAGCTTTGGTATTAACAATATCAGTTGTATTTTGATACAACTGTTTGTTGGACACTTTTTCCGACCAAAGCGGGTACCACATACCAATTTTTGCATCACGAGGAATTGAGGATGAACACTCAATGGATCCTCCGAGATACAATCCACGATGTTTGTCAACTGCATCAGCGAACAAAGAACGTGGCCATGTCAAAGTCAAAACGAAAGCTTCGTTCAAATTGACTTTGGTTCCTCCATACAACTCATCACCCGTTGCAAGATTTTTAATCTTTAAATTCGCAACAGCGTGGGTGGTATTTAAAATAACGGGAATATACATCAAATGTATCACTGCGTGATCTATAAATAGACGACCTTTAATCTTATCGGTAAATTTACCTATGAAAGATTTGGTCTCCTTTGTTGTCAATTCACAAAGGAACGCTCCGTTATTTTGAGCAGGGAAAGCGGCACATCGCCTAACACCCATGTTAAGTTCAACAGAACCGGAAAGAGCCTCAAGCACAGCTTTCTGAAGGGAATCTTCATCATCAGCAGAAAAGGTAAGTGCTTTCATGGTTGGAGCTAAAGCCATTTTCACCAAATTCGAAAATGGGGTCTCTGACTCGATTCTCACACAGCAACCTAGGTCGTGAGAAACCTCTTATAGGAAGAACCAAATCGAGCAGATAGTATCCTAAAGACAAGACAATTTGATCGACGTTAAGTCTCAGTTAAGGAATTCAACAACTGGAAATCGTCCGATTCGGAATCAAATTGTACAAGTGGTATTAAGCTCAAAGAATAC